GACCTTTCGCCGGAAGCATCGCTTCACTCATTGTTTTTGCTCCTGTGCCGGCGCAAGGCCGGTTACCTTCTTCCTGCGCCGAGCGTCTGTCATCTGGTGACTGTGGCCACTTCGCGGCTGACAACAGGTCGCGCAGCCTGCGCACTTCGTCCGCCAACACGCCATGCGCTGCCGTATCTAAGCTAGGCATGTGCCACTTATCGGCGTGCGCCAAGGCTTCGTCAACCGTCATTTCCACGTCGTTTCCTTTCCTGACTATGTGTGGCATCGAGCGGGACCGGGCGCGCGGCGCGAGGTCTTTTATGCTGGCCGGTCCGCGCTTCAGCGCGGCGAGGATGCGGGCGAGGGTTGCGGCGGGCAGCATGGCGGTTAGCGGTGCGCGAGCCGGATCGGCGACAGCGCGGCGAGTTTGACGCGCAGGGCGGTTTCTCGCTGGGCGAGGTGCTCCAGGTGCTGCGGCAGGTCGCGTTCGGCTTGTTCGGCCTGGGCGGTTTCGATTTGCACCATGGCGATCTGCAGGCGCAGCCAGGTGCGGCGAAGGGTGGTTAGCATGGGGCGGCCTCCGCTTCGGGTTCGTGGTAGAGGCCGACGGGCGGCTGGGCGGCGGGGTCTGGCGCGGCAGCGTCGTGGCTGATGGCGATGCGCACGCGCTGGCGGTCGAGCTCGACTTCGTAGAGGGCGGTGATGCGATCGCTGCCCTGGTCGATGGCGAGCTGTTGGTGCGGCAGGCAGGCGATGGCGAGGGTTTCTTCGATGCGGTGCGGCGCCGCGGTGCTCATGACGAGTAGCTGCAGGGTGCCGTCGTAGATGTCGATGTCGCCGCTGGCGCAGGCGGGCAGGCCGTGGGCTTGCAGGACGGTGGCGAGTTTTTCGGCGGCGGCGATGGCGGGCTTGGCTTCGATGGCGATGGCGATCAGCGGCGCGATCAGCCGCGCGGCGGCGGCGTTGCTCAGGCTGGCGATCTGGCGGGCGATGTCGCGGGATAGGCGGGGCATGGGTTATCTCCTGGCGAACAGCTCGATCTGGTTGCTGTCGGTCGGCTGTTCGCGGCCGATGGCAACGGGGTAACGGGTTGGCGTGGCGCGTTCGGTGGCCCAGCGGCAGGCGAGGCGCAGCGCGGCAGGGGGGATGTAGTGGGGTGGCATGGCTAGAGCTCGATGGCGGCGGTGACGGTGACGTGCGAGAGCGCGTAACTCGGCGCCGGGTCTCCGAGGTGGCCGACATTGACGATGCACACGTCGATCGACTTTGGTGCGACGCCGGTTTCCTTGGCGAAGGATGCGTAGCGCTCGGCGATGAATGTTTCTATTTCGTCTTCGAGCCGGCGCTTGGCTTCGCGCATTTCTTGAATGGTGGGCATCACAGTCCCCAGATGCCGATGCCGGCGGCTTTGGCAGGCAGCGCGGGCGGCAGGGCGGTTTCGTTGCTGCGTGCTTTGCGGGCGTTGTCGCGGGCTTGTTTGCGGCGGCGCAGCTCGGCGGGGTCGGTGGTCGGCTTGGGCGCGTCCGGGCCGGCGCCCCAGAGAAACAGGGCGGTGAGGCCGTTGTTGGTGTCCGCCGCGCGGCGCCAGGCGGCGATATGGATGGCGCCTTTTTCGTGCAGTTCGCGCACGACGCGGCCGGTGTAGCTCGGGCTGGCGACCTTGAGGTCGGCGGCGGCCAGCGCCTTGCCGGCGCGCTGCAGGCGCTCGACGATGCAGCGCTGCGGGGTGGTGAGGTTGGCGAGGTTGGCGAGGGAGATCATGTGGCTTCCTTGATGTCGTCGAGGCAGGCGAAGAGGTCCGGCATGCTGTATTCGCGTTCGGCGGCCTTCAGATACGTCAGGCTGTCGAAGAAGTAGCCGGTGTTGAGTTCGCTTCCCTGGCCCCGGCGCCCCTTGAGGATGGCGCGATAGGGGACGGTGCCGAGGCCGCAGAAGGGGTCATAGACGAGTTCGCCTTTGTTGCTGTAGCGCTCGATGAGGCGATCGACGATGTCGAACTGGAGCGGGCAGACGTGGTTTTCGAGGCCGCGGTTGGTCTGGTTGCCGTTGAGCGTGAGCATGCGATTCACGTCGTGCCAGACGCCCGGATCGTGGCTGCCGGGGGCGAGGCTCATGAAGCTGCTGGGCAGGGCGCCGCGCGCTTCGAGTTCCTGGCCGATCTTGACGTGGTATTCGTAGTCGTAGGTGTTTTGCAGGCTGTAGTCGGTGAAGGCCTTGGCGAGTTTGTCCGGTCCCAGGCTGGCGAGTTCTTCGGCGGTGAGCTGGCGATTTCCGCTGCTGCGCCAGTAGGCGTGGGCATCGACTTGCCAGCGCGCACGGGTGTAGTCGGTCTTTTGCTTGGTGACGGGCAGGTCGGCATAGCCGCGCGTGCGGTCGGTCTGCGGCTTGCGAAAGAGCAGGATGTATTCGGGCGAGCCGACGCCCATCTTGGTGCCGTCTTTGCATTGTTCGGACCAGCCGAGGCGGTAGGTCTGGTTGTTTTCGCGGACGACATCGGTGACGACGGTAATCATGCCCATGTAGTCGAAGCCGTGTTTCCTGGCGTGCATGATGGCTTCGCAGTGGAAGGGGCTGACGGTGGGGGCACCGGCGCCGGTGACGTTGCCAAACAGAATGCGGTCTTTGACGTGGCAGCAGTAGAGGCGGCCGGGTTTGAGGATGCGTAGCAGCTCGGGGGTGAGATAGTCCATCTGCGCCCAGAAGTGCGCGTTGTTTTCCGTATGGCCGAAGTCGTTGTAGCTGGCTGAATATTCGTAGTGGTTGCCGAAGGGGATGGAGGTGACGATGAGGTCGCAGTGGTTCTCTGGCTGGCGGCGGGCTTCGATGACGCAATCATTGTTTGCCACGCTGAAGCGTTCGCCATCGACTTGCAGGCGTTCGACGCCGATGGTGCGGGCGAGGATGTCGGCCATGCCGATCTGGTTGAGGCCGTGTTCCTTGATGATGTCGCTCATGTTTTCGACCATCCTTTTGTGCTGGTCCCACTTGGCTTGCAGGGCGCGCAGGATTTCGCGCTCGGCTTCGGAGTGGATGATGTGGATTTCGACGCGCTGCTCTTGCAGGAAGCGGTAGATGCGGTGGATCGACTGGATGAAGTCGTTGAACTTGTAGCCGATGCCCAAGAAGATGGCTTTGTGGCAATGGCGCTGGAAGTTGCAGCCGCTGCCGCTGATTTCTGGTTTGGTTGAAAGGTATTTGAACTGGCCATCGCTGAAGTCGATGACGGCTTGCTCGCGCACGTCGAGATCCTGGGTGCCATAGACGCTGACGGCTTCGGGCAGGGCTTTCTGGATGGCGTGGCGTTCGGCTTCGAGGTCGTGCCAGATGAGGTAGTGGCTATCCGGGTCGGCATCGATGATGCGGCGCATGGCGGCGATGCGCTCGGGCAGGCTGTCGCGTTTTTCGGCGGCGGCCTGGCGCAGGCCGAGGGCGGCATCCTTGAACATGAGCGCCTGGCCATCCTGTTCGTGGCCGGCTTCGCTGTGGTCGGTGCAGACTTCGTGGTATTCGACCTTGAGCGGTGGGAGGTCGTAGCCGTCGTCGCTGTAGCCGAGGTCGCTCGGGCGCTGGATGAAGATGGCCCAGCTATGGAGCCAGAGCCAGAATTCTTTTTCTTTGTGCGGGTAGAGCGTGAGGTTGTTGGCCTGGGTGCTGTCGCGCTTGAAAAAGCGCGTCAAGGCCTGGCCGGTATCCATGATGCCGAGGAAGCCGGCGTAGTGGATGAGTTCTTTGTAGCGGTTCGGGCTTGGCGTGGCGGTGGCGACGAATTTGTATTTGACGGCGTTGAACAGGGGCAGAAACTCCTGATAGGTTTTGCTGCCGTAGCTGCGCAGTACCGAGGCTTCGTCGAGGCTGACGGCGGTGAAGAGTGCCGGGTCGAGTTTGCCGTCGCGGATGGATTCGTAGTTGGTGAGGTAGAAGTGGTGGCCGGCTTCCATTTCCTCCGGCCGGCGGATGAATTTGAAGCTGACGCCGAATTGCGCGCGCAGGGTTTCGATGTCGAGGCCAAGATCGGCGGCATCGTCGGCCCATTGCTGACCTTCGAGCATGCCGTCGCGGCGGAATTCCTGGCGCACGCCGAGGGGCAGGCAGACGAGGGCATTGCCGCCGGCATGCTGTTGGATGAGGCGCAGGGTTTCGATCTGCATGACGCTCTTGCCGAGACCGAAGGCGGCGAAGATGGCGCGGTTGCCGCCTTGCACGGCCCAGCGCACGATGTCGCGCTGATGGGGCTTGAGGAGCGGGTTGATGGCGTCCGCGTCAATCTCGAAGCCGTCGAAGGCGGCAAGTTTGATCTTGCCGCGCAGGAAGGCGAGGTAGTCGTGATGTTCGTTCATGGCAGGCGGTAGCGATCGCGGCAGGGGGCGCAGTGGCCGTCGATGAGGCGGCCGGACCATTCGCCGCAGAGGTCGCATTCGCCCGGTTCGCCGGGCTGGATGCGCTGCGCGAGCATGCGCCGGTGGGCAACGACGTTGGCCGTGTCGAGCTCGGCGAGGTCGTTGGCTTGGTCGATGATGTCGGTCATGCGAGTTTCCTCCGCAGCCATGGATGCACGCGCATGGCGGTGACGATGGCGAGCGGGCCGCCAGCTAGGTAGGCGGCGATTTCGGTGCCGCTGGCGTCCGGGGCGAGTTTGAAGAGGGCGAGCTGGGCGAGGCCGATGCCGATGCTGGTGAAGAAGGCGGCGAGTTGGTGCCCGTGTTGCACGTTGAGTTGCTGCACGCCGAGCATGAATACGACGGCGAAGGTTGAGAGGAACAAGGTGAGTTCGATCATCAGATGAGCCTCGGTTGTTCGGGCAGGGCGTAGCGCCGCCGTCTGGCCAGCGCCGACTTTTCGAGCGCCCAGCGCACGGTGCGGATCGCGCAGGCCTGGTCGAATGTCATGCCGATGCGGAACAGGTGGGCGCGGGTGTAGGCGTCCTTGAGTTCCTGGGTGCTGATGTGCGGGGCGGTCATGCGGCGGCCTGCAGCGCGAAGTCGATCAGTTGCGGTTCGCCCGCTTCGGCGACGGCGGCGGCCAGGGCGAGGTGCTGCGCCAGCGCGCGGGCGTCTTCCAGGCGGATGGTGATAGAGAAAATGGCGCCGTCGAGCCAGATTTGCAGGCAGCAACTGGCTTCATTGTCCCGGGCGCGATGTCCGCACGGTGTGCCGAAGACGGTGATGTCGTACTTCGCGCTTTCGTTGTTCGGGTTCCTGGCGTTGACGCTTTCTTGGTACTGGCTCATGGCTGACCTCGCTTGTTCGGTTTGCCGGCAGCCGGCCGGCGCGGGGTGGGCGGATGCCCGGTGTTCTGGCGCGGCTCTCACGATGTCCGCCATCGGCCTGTCTCGCTTTCAGGCTGCGGCCCATTTCGGTCGGCATGGGCGGCCGGCGGCGGTGCGTTGCCCGTCGATACGGGCGCCGGCTCCTGCTACGACTCTTCTTGCGGATCGCTGTGAGTCGCTCGACCGGCTGCTGCCTGGTGCTCGGTGCTGCTGCCCGGTGGTGGCCCTGCTCCGTCGTCCGGTCCTGTAGCGGTGCTGGTGCCGGGTTCCGGTGGCCTTCCCGTCTCGCGGGTTTTGCCGGGTGATGGACACACTCTAGCAACGCGCTAGAGTAATGTCAAGCGCAACGCTAGAATTTAAGGCAAAATAAAAGCCCGCTCGATGGCGGGCTGTGAAAACTCGGCGCCGGCGGGATGGCTATTGAGAGATGCGATGCACCGTTATGAACCGTTCGATCTGATCGAAACTTAGGCGCGCGGAGCTTCCCATCAGCGGTAGCGACGGTGCCATGATCAATCGACTCGAACCACGACGAATCCCTGCAGACGCCGCAGCTCTCTTCAATCCTGCGTACTGCGCTGCGATCCTGCATCGAACATCCAGCGGATATCCGGTATATCGGTCAAAATAACATTGAGTGAAGCGGCTGATTTGGTCTGCTATCAATTGCCGTCCTTCGGCGGGGGTCGATGACCGACGTTTAATTGCGAGAAGTAGTCCATCCAAATATCTCCCGGCTTAGGAGATTGGTAAGTTCTGGACAAACAGTCAGAATTGCAATGGTTGTGGGCTCTAAGCGGTCTATTAGATAGTCGTCATCCATAAGAGCATTCTGCTAGTAAATATTCTAGCGGGCCGCTTGACTTGCCTCTAGCAACGCGCTAGAGTTTTGAGTATGGAATTGAAAACCTACCTTTCTCCGCGCGGTCGAGTGAATGAGCTGGCTGCACTCATTGGAGTTCCGGCTGCCCTTATGAGCCAATGGAAGGTTGGCGCTAGGCCAGTCCCCGCCGAGCGTTGCCCGGCCATTGAAAAGGCCACCGCCGGAGCGGTGCGCTGCGAAGACCTGCGGCCCGACGTCGATTGGGCCTACCTGCGCGCGACGGATTGCGCAGTCGAAAAACTCGGCGCCGGCGAGACGGCGCAACCGATGAAAGAGGCGGCTTGAGATGACACAAGCCACTGCGAATGTGATCGTTGATGCGCTTCGCGCTAGGTTCGGCGGCGAGACGATATATCTGCCACGGCGTAAATCGCGTCCGATAGCAGGTCGATACCGGCCCTTACGTCCGCTTGGTATGCGCTGTCTTGCCCGGCGTTGTCCATGTGGGTGCTGTAAGCATCGTAAGCCGATGTCAGCACTTGTCGGATCAGCGCTTGGTCGTTCGGTATGAGCGGCAGCATGACACGGCATACCGCCATCAGCGCCGTGTGCTGCGCTGCCAAGGCGAGATGCGCATTTTCCAGCGTGTCGAGCCGATCCTCTATTTCCATGGCCAGTTCTTTCGATTGTGTCGGGTGTGAGAGCTTCGATTCTATTCGTCATGGGCTGGACTCTTTCTCATCCTCCTCGCTGGCATTTGGCCGGCTTTCGCCGCGCAGCGCACCGCTCGCGCGGCGCTTTCTATTTCGCATCCTGCGCCTTCGCCGGGCGGGTTGTCATCCTGCATAAAAGGGGCTTTGTTATGGTCGACGTCGAAGTCGCGGCATGGGCGCTTGTCCATGAGTACCAGGGCGGCGCGGTGGCGCTGGGCGCGCGCTGCGGTATCGATAGCACGCTGCTGTCGAACAAGGTGAATCCGAATAACGACCGCAATCACTTGATGCTGAAGGAGGCTGTGCGCATTCAGGTGGCCAGCGGCGATCATCGCATTCTGCATGCGATGGCCGATAACCTCGGCGAGCTGTGCATTCCGCTGCCAACCGTGCAAGACGGCGACGAGATGCAGGCGACGCTGCGCTCGATGCGTGCCTTTGGCGCGATGATGGGCGAGACGGAGGATGCGCTTGATGATGGTCGCATGACGCCGAACGAGCTGAACGAGCTGAAGCGCATTCAGGGCGCGATGCTTGAGACGATTGCCCATGTCTCCGCGCTCTATT